AGGGCCTTAGCGACCGCGTTAGACGCGGCCTCCATGTCTATTTGCTTGGCGGTGGCAAGGTCGGCAGACGCTCCGAGACCGGTTTGAGAAAGGGAAAGGTCGCCGGTAGCGCGGAGCAGGTTGGCAAACGCGGGCCGCAACTTGTCGTCCGCGATGCCAAGTTGCATAGACATTTTCCCAATGTGCTTGTCCGTTGAGGCAATCAACGCGTCCGACGCCCCGGTCACGTTTTTCATGGCCTGAGCGAGTTGGGTAAAACTCTTTTGGTCTTCGGCTGCTGCTTGGGCCGCCTCGTATAGACCCTTAGTGACCGCGGCAAGTGCGGTCGCCATGACGGCACCCGCGGCGACGACACCCTTGGAAAACTTGCCAAACGCGCCCTCGGCAGCCTTGACGCCCCGGTCGTTGAACTCCGAAATAATGTTTGCGGTAATGGCCATTAGCCAACAACCTCAATTCTTTTGTTGATTTTCTTGGCGGCCTCGTCAAATACTTTTTTGATTTCCGTGGCAACTTGGGAACTTCGAGCGGCCTTGTAGGTCACGGGGCCGAGGATGCGGGACGGCTTGCCGGAAACCCATCCGCGGGACTGATTCATGTCTAAGTCAAACGCGAGGTAGTTGGCGTTTTTCCGTCCGGCCGCTTCAAACACGGACGCGGCAGGGTCGTACTGCTGCACTTTGATTACGCCAATTGCGCCCCGGCGAGTGTCAAACCGGATACGAACCCCAGAAACCGCTTTTGTAACCTTGTATGGGAACGTGTAGCGGGTTGATCCTCCCTTGGATTCCCGCGTCCATTTGCGGGCCATACCGGATAGGGGAAGTCCGGCCTTGGTGTAAGCGTCCTTGACCGCGTCAACGACCGGGGCAGCGACCCGTGAAACGTTGTCCTTGAGTTCCTTCTCGAGTTCCTTGTCAATCTTGCGGATTTCGCGGAGGGTTTCCTTGACGCCTCGGACGCGGAGTGTGGTGTTCACCGTCGTCCTCCTTGGCGTTTGGATCGGTCGGCGAGAACCTTAGCGACGGTAGCGAGGTCGTCAACGTCAAACTCAATACCGGGCGGCCACCAATGCAGGGAAACGAGGAGTTCGGCTAGTTGGTATCTCCACGTCTCCCTCAGGTAGGGCGGGGGCCGTCCTCCGAAAGTACGTCAATCTCCTCAAGTTGCTCGACGAACATGTCAAACGAGCCGGGGACGACAATCTTGGCGGCCTTTGCGGCCTCCCATGCCATGTAGGCAAGGTCCTCAATCCCGGCTGCTTGCGCCATTTCTGACGCTTTCCGCTTGAATCTCCGTTCCCATGCGACGATCGTGGCAAGGGTTGTCGTGACCTCGTAGGGGACGCCCTCAGAGACGTACCTAATCTTTAGTTTCATTTGTCCTCCGTGTCGGGCCGGATTGTCCGGCGAAGTTAGACGGTGGCCACCGTGTAGGTGCCGCCCGTGAACACTACGTCAATCTCCATGAGGGTCCCGTACGAGCCGTCAAGCACCGGCAGGGTCTCAAGGTACGCCCCCGTAATTGTGAAAAGGGGATTGGTCGGCGAGTTAGCGGCGGACGTCGGCTTGAGAGTAATTGTCGTGGTCGAACCAACAAGGCCGGAGAGGGTGGCGTACGTCTCCGTTGCAGCAAACGACCCGTACATCGTCAGGGTCACCGTGTTTGACTGCAGCCCGCCAACGTACTTGTGGGCAGTATCGCCGAACGCGGTCGATTCCAAAGCGTCCACGGATCGCTCAAGCGTGGCGGCCGTGCATTGTCCGGTCAACGCGACCGAGTTGACGGTGACTACCGGTGAGTTGAGATAGGTGGCCATGTGCTATTCCTCCGTGTCGTTCTTTTGCTTGGGCTGCTTGACCTCGGCGATAAACCCGCCCTCGAGGAGCGCGGCAACGTTGATTCCCTCACCGGGGACAAACGGGGTTCCCGGCTCCCCGACCTTGTCGGAAACGACGGTGTACTTGGCGGTCATAGCGGCGAGATTAGTAACGGGTTCCGCGGGTGCCGTGTATTTCACGTGTTCGCCTCAAGGGCGACCGTCAACTCGTAGGCGGGGGCGTCAGTCCCGCCAATAGACACGTTGATTGGGCGGCCTGAGATGACGCCGACCTGCTTGGCCATGACGTCCGCGGCAATCCCTAACACTTGGTCGAGGGCGTCCTGATTGCCGGGGCCGGACGAAATGATTAGGCACGGAATGGTCAATTTGACAATTCGGTAGTTGAAAGCGTCAAACGTTGGGGCGTCAATCAGTACACACCCGGGCGTAATGTTGCGCGGGTCGCGGACAACCGGTAGCCCTGAAATCGTGCCGAGGGTTGTGGCAAGGTCGTCAAGGGCGACGTTGAGGAAACCGGTACCCGGCATTAGGCGATCGCCGGACGGCCAATGCCGAGGAGTTGTTTGATTTGTCCGGTAAGGCCAATGATTGGGGCGGGGGAACCCATGCCGTCAAACGTGGCAAACGCGTCCCCAAGGGAACCCCTCGAGCGGTACAGGCCGCCCGCATACATAATGGTTCCGAGTTTGACGTCGGCGGACGGAACCGTTGTCAATGAGTCAAAGTAGCCGGACTCTTGCCTACGCCTCCACGCGAATTGTGAGGCGCTTGCCGCGGCCGAGGTGATGAGGGCCGAGTCGTTGGCAGAGACAACGGTGATGTTGAGCCACGCCTGCACGTCTCCTGCGCTAATCCATGTGCAAACCGGGTTATAGGTGAGGGTGCCGGTGGCGGCGACCCGGTTGACGTTGTCCGCAACTTTGGCGTAAAGGACTTGGTTGGGGAGCGGGACAAGGTCGTCATAGACAAGGTCGCCCTGATCGTCAACGCCAAGGAACTCGTATTGGGGAAGGGCGCGGACCGTGTAGGAACCGTTGAAAGTCGCGTCTACCCCGGCGACAACGATTGACGCTCCGGCCTCCAACTCCGTCGGAGTGAGGAGTTGGAGGACCGCGAAGTCGTCAAGTAGGTATTTGTTGGTGACCGAGTAGACGGCCATTACTGGCCTCCCGACTCAGGCGTAAGACGTCTTATAGGCGAGGGTCGCCTTGGCAAGGAAGAACGAGGCATACCCGTAGTAGGAGAACGTGCGGGACAGGGTGCCGGGGTTCTCAACGGACATGAGGCCGCGGACCTGCTCGTAGTACTCGACCGCGGGAGCGTGGAACATGGCGATTGTCTTGGCGGCCACGTTGGAGTCCACGATCATCTGCAAGCCAAGCGGGTTGATGGTTGCCCAGTTGGCGAGGCTGCCCGCGCCAATCGTGTTGTAGCCACCAAGTCCGGGCTGCCCGATTGCCGGGAAGAGGGGACGCTTGTCCGCGTCCACGACCGAACCGAGTTTTGCCCACGCGTCCGGTCCGACCAACATGTGAGTTGGGAACAGGTTGGTTCCGCTCGAAATCTTTTGAGCCATGACGTAGAGCGTGGCGATAAGGTCCTCAGGGGTTCCGTCCCAGTTGGTTTGAGTGCTTGCCCCGGTAACGAACGTGTCAACCGCGAAGTTGTCCGTGACGATCATGTACTGACCCATAAGGTCATTCAAAATCTGCTGCATGGCAGCCGGTGACGTGAAGTCAATGTCCTGCACGGACAGGGTGACCTGACCGGCGAACGTCTTCTTGGCGACCGAGTTGGCGGCGATCACCATTGTTCGCGCCGCGGCCGCGCCGAACTCGACGCCTCCGGTCTGCTCGGCGACTTCGGTGTGTGTCGTAATGGTCGGACGGATAAACGTCTTAGTTGACCCACCGTCCGGGTAGGCGCGTGCGCCGATCGCGGTAACAAATGGGCGAATGTAGTTGATGTCCTGAAACACCGGGCCAAGCACCGGCACGGGGAGGAGACCGGGGGTGTCAGTAGTGGCGATGTCGCCCGCCGCGGCCTCAAGGACAGTCCGCTTGGCCTTCTGAGCCTCAACAAACGCCTCGTTGACCTTGCGGAACGTGTCTCCGCCGATGTGCATGGCGGCGAGGTACTCGGCCGCGGACGGCATACGGAACTCGCGCTTAGCCTGAGCGGGGAGCGGTGCGGTCGGGATCGTCGCCTCGACGACCTCGGCAACGGCGGGGGTGTTCTCCATGTTGGGGGTCTCCTCTTCGGATGTCTCTTCCGGATTATTACTTGCGGGCGGGGCGTCGGCGGGTATTTCTTCTGATGCAGCGATCTCGGTAATCACGGCCTCCTCAAATGCCCCGTACGGGACGAGCGACAACTCAAGGAGTCGCGCCTCCGAAACGACCATTACCCCGTCCTTGTCGTACTTGAATCGGACGGGGGTCGCCCCGACTGAGACCGCGTCATACGCTCCGGCCTTGACAAGTTCAATGGCCTCGTCGGCCGCGTTGGTCTTGGCAAACTTGGCGGTAAATAGGAGGCCTTCTTCGGCGTCCACAAGTTCGGTGACGGTGCCGCGGAGTTGGGTCATGTCGTGGTTTTCAATCAACTTGGCCGGTTTGGCGTTGACGTCAAATGAGCCGCGGAGGAACTTGACTTCGGTTCCGTCGGAGACGGTGGCGGCAACATTCCACGGGACCGCGATCCCGGTGATTGTCCGGGGGGAGTCCTCGGAGGCCGCGGCGTCAAGGGTGACGGGTTGCGCGTGGAAACGGATCATGTTGGGCATTGTTACCGGTCGGCGATGTCCTCGCCGGTATTTTCTTCCGGCTCGACGACCATGTCGTCGGACACCTCGTTGGCAGCGTCGGACATGGCCTCATCCTCAAGGTAGTCCTCCGAGTAAAACTCAACGTATGTGCCACGGGGGAGGACGTTGTCCATAGAGAGGGTTTCGGCAATCGCCTCGGCGTACAACTTGACTCCAAACATCCAAAGGTCCGTCCGGGCTTGTTGTGAGGATTGGTAGGAGTAGGACCCGGTGGAGACGCCCACAAGGTACGGGGGGACGTTGGCGAGGCGGGCGGCCTCGAGTGCCGAATAGTTGGCGGACTCAATGAGGAGCATTTTGTCCGGGGTCATGACCGTTTCCTGAAACTTGACGTATTGGTTGAGGGCGGCAATTTGGTTGGATCGGCGAGCCGACTGAAACGCGGACACCATCGCAGTTAGTTCTTCGGCGGACATTGGTTCCGAGTTGTCTTGCTGCTGCAGGATGCCGGACGGGATCGCGGACGACGCGTTACGACGTCGCGCCTCCTCAATGGCCAATGCGGTCTCGACGGCTTGCGGGGCCGCATAGACGAGTCCCTCGGCAGGAGAGAGAAACTGCACGAGGTCGTCCGGGTTGATTTGTCCGCCTTGGAAATAGACCTGCTTGGAGGGTCCGAAAAATACGGGGGGGCGGGTGTCGGTCGTGGAGATCGACCCGGCCGGAAGTCGGGTGAACGATGCAGGGAACCCGTCCCGTGTTCTTGAGGTGATGTACCAAAACGCCCTGCCGTACATGACGAGGTCGTCAAGGGTCCATCCCATGAGATGTTGATAGGGGACGGTTGGGTCCGGGCGACGGAGCCATGTCCGCGGGTCAAGGTAAACCTTTTCCCGTTGCCCGTCCATCCAACGCTCGTTGAACATGCGGAGCGGCATACAACCAATGACCGATTTGAAAAGGTTGAGGGACCGGGTGATTGCCGGGACGGCTACCGCCCGGTTGCGAAGTTCGCCCTCTTGGTAGGTGTAGTACTGGCCGACCATGTTGGGGCCGGACACGTTTGACGAGTAGAGGCCGCCGACCGCGGCCTTCACTTCGGGTGTTGAGATTGCGGCACGGTTGCGCGAGAAAATCGGCATGTCGCGAGTATGCCCGACCGGGCGCGAAGTGAGGTGGAACCGGCCGGGGCCGCGGTGTTGAACCGATCCCGACGAAAGGCTAAGGCCGCGGCACAGGGGGAAGTCCGGCCGGTTCCGACCCTTAGACTAGCCCGCGACGACAACCATAGGTTTCCCGTATGCGGCAGGCCTCGAGGCGAGAGCCGCCGCCCACACCATGCACCGGGCGAGTTCAATCGGGCCGGGGGAACGTTGCGAGGAGAGGGCGACCGCGTTTTGTGATCGGACCGCCACGGCCCTTTGCACATGTTCGGCAAGCATTTCCTCCCCGGTATGCACTATCCGGCCTTGGTCAATAAGTTGTTTGACGGGGACCGTCCACTTGAGGAGTTCCCCGTAGCCAACAACGGTGCGGCGTTGCTCGAGTTGCCGGGGGAAGTGGAGGTCTATTGGCGGGGTTACCGCAAACTTGATTCTGGCGTCGGTGCCGAGCCGGTTGATCTCCGTCAAGCATTGGGCGAGGGTGTCAACGTGGAACTCGACGGTTACCGCACAACGGCCGTCCGGCATGGGGACGGCACGGACCGCAAAGTAGCGGGACGAGTCCATAGAGGTTTCCACGGCAACTATCCCTCCGGCCGGTAGTTCCTCGTCGGTTCGGAGTGCAGGCCACGCGCCCGGGGCGATCCACCCGCGGTCTGAGGCAACCCACAAGTTGACGGAGGCACGGAGAAACGCGGCACGGTCAGGGGACTCGGCCTCCGCCTCCAACGTCTCCAACTCAAGGGTATGTCCGAGGGCGGGGTTGGCATACGCCCACGCCTCCGGCGTCATGGGGTCAATGTCCGGCGGCGGGGACCATTCCGCGAAGTAGAACCGGCCGGGTGTCGCCGAGTCAATCGCCCGCAAACCTTGCTCCCGGTATCGGAGCATTACCGACGACGCCTCCGTCCCCGCGGTGGAGAACATGGCAAACATGGGGTTAGGTCGCGCCCGCATAGTTGGCACGAGTCCCTGATCAATCGCCTCCGCCCCAATATCCCAAACCTCGTCCGCGATCACAAAGTCCACGGACAAGCCGTGACCAACGGAAGGGGTCGCGGCCTTCACAAGCCACCTCGAGCCGTCCGCCATTTTTACTTCATTCCGGCCGTACGCCCGGACAGGCTTAGCCCCAAACCTCGCCTCAAGGATGTCCGCCAACCGGTGAAACAACTCGACCGCCACGTCCAACCGGTGCGCGGTCGTCAACACCGTCACCGGCGACCCTCTCCGGGCTGCCTCCACCGTCAACACCCAACCCACAAGGGCGGCGAGGAGGGTTGTCTTGCCTTGCTGCCGTGCCGTCCCCACAAGCCCGGACCGGTGCAGAAACCGACCCTCACCGTCAAACGCGGTCAACCCCTCAAGGACGTAGGTTTGCCACGGCATGAGGCCAATGCCGAGGTGCTCCTTGGCAAACCTCCCAACCTCATCCGCCCGGTTCCCGACCGACTCCGCCATTGGCACAATCAGTCGCGGCCGGTCATGACCTAATCCCGTTGATTCACGCCGATTTCCGCCCTCGTGGATAGAGCGAACTTGGGACGGGGTTTTGTGTTGGTCGTCATAAAAAACTTTGGTGGGTTCTGATGCTCCGTTGTGTGTGATTGGTATTCCGGCGTCTCTCATTCCTTCGGCTCGGGCGGCCTGTCGTGCTTGGGTGTCTAGGGTTCTGGCTCGGTTGCCTCGTTGTGTGTTGCATTGGGTGCAGCAAGCAACGAGGTTGTCGAGGTCGTGGCTGCCTCCGTGCATGAGGGGGATGACGTGGTCAACGGTTGTGGCGTGGCGTCGGCAGTAGCGGCAGGCTTGGCCGTCGCGCTCGAGGACTATTTGCCGGTTGGTTTTGTAGGTCGGGTTGTTGTAGTCGCGGTGTTTGCTTGGCATGGTTTCTCCGGTCGGGTTAGGTGTGAGCGTAGGGGTTGTGTCCGCCTCGGGGCGCTGCCCCGACCCCCGTAAACCTTCGCCGGAAGAGCACCGGCTCGGTTGGGGTTGGTGTGGGGCAACTTAAGTGTGTGTGTCCGGGCGTGTTGGTCTCTTTTGTTGTGTGTGCTTGGCCGTGTGGTGACATGACTTGCTTAGGGCCTCCCGCGGGTTGCCTCAGTCCGCTACCTTTCACACTTGCCTAACGCCCGATTGTTCACGGGCCGCCTCGACGCTTTGCCGCACTTCTCATGTCTGAGCGCGAGCGCGTCGATCTACCCACGTTTCCGTGTGTTTCCACCTCCAATGCGACTCGGAGTAGGACATGGCCCCTCGAGGGGGCGTGCCGTGAGGCTATGGCTAGACGCGCTTAGGAGCCTTGGAAAGGCGGGCGGCGATCGTGCCGTCCTTGAGTTGGGCCGGACGCCAGACGTGAGTTTCCACTCCGGCCGCGGCGAACGAGTTGAGCCAACGGGTTTGTCCCTCGGTCATCCTGCCAACTTCGGATTTGAGTTCAACGATGACAAGGTCGCCGGTCGGGTGGGTGAGGATCAGGTCAGGAAACCCGACGTGGCCCTGAAAATGTGTAGCCCATGCTCCGCGCCGGTTCATTGACGGGAGCGCGTGGTAAACGAGCCATTGGTTGCCCTTGGCCATGCTTACGACGTAGTCGAGGAGGGCGCGTTCGGCGATCATGCGCGGCCTCGGAGCCATAGGGCGGACGCCACAAGGGCGAGGGATAGGAGAATCATGGTGTTCACCAACCGACCGCCTTGAGGGCGAGGGTGCCACCTATGACAATCCCGTACAGCAGGCCGACTGCGAAAACGAACCATTGGTACCCGTAGTTCATGCGGCCGCCATAACTAACCGTCCGACGTATTCGGCGACTTGGGGGACGACGGCGTTTCCAAGCCCTCTAAGTCTGTCCACCCGAGAGGGAACCCCATTAGCCACTCGACCCACGTCGGGTTCAACTTTCCACCATTCCCCGGCGATGCCCGTAACGCCACGGCCTCGATCAGTCGGGACTTGTAGGGGCGTCCGTTCGCTAAGCCTTTCGCCGCGGTTTCCACCGATTCCGCTTTCCAAGTACTGGCTACTGGCGTCGGCCAATACACCACAGCGTCTTTCAATGTTGGCGGCCCCGTCCGGCCTTTCCTGTGCGTAGCCATATGTCTTTCCAATGCCTCCGGTGACCGTGCCGGTAAATGATCCATGGTTGTTGGGGTAAGCCACGATGATGATTCGGTCGCGTCGATGGGGCGCACCCAATCCGGCTGCCGATACAACACGCCACTCCGCGTCATACCCGATTTCGGCAAGGTCGCCAATAACGACGGTTCCTCCCATAGAGAGATGTCCTCTGACGTTTTCCAAGATTGCAAAACGTGGTCGTAGCGCGCTAATGGCGGCTCGCACCCAAGGCCACAAGTGTCTAGGGTCGTCGGTTCCGCGTCGCTTACCGGCGACGCTAAATGGTTGGCAGGGGTACCCTCCACAAATAACGTCGGGTCGTTCAACGGTTGCCCAATCAATTTGTTTGATATCTCCATGGTTAGGCACCTCCGGCCAATGCTTAGCAAGTACGCGACAGGCGTAGGGGTCTATTTCGGATTGCCATATAACGCGCATTCCGGCACGTTCTAAACCTAGGTCTAGGCCGCCTATGCCTGAGAAAAGGCTGCCAACGGTAAGCGTCATCCGCGCCAAGCCTCAATGATGCGGGACGCTTGACCGGGTGACAGTTCGGATATCAGTACTTCTCCGCCGAGGGCCTCGTCTACGGCTGCCTGCAACTCGTCCTCGGAGCGGTGGCCGCGATCTCCGCCGAGTCGCCTGATAAAAGCGATTTGTTTGGCGGTGGCATATGTACCCGAGCCGGAGGGCGTACTCCCTCCGGCTCGCGCAACCTTTTCCATTTCCTCACGAGACGGACGCTTGGCAGGGTCAAACCCGGACAGGCCTGCATTCGCGAGCGCACGGCCGACCGCGGAACTCTCACAGTTCTCGAGGTGGCTTGTCCGGTTCACGTTGCCGTCCCCGCGGGTCTCCTCCGCCCAACCGGTAGCAATCAGGAGGTCGCCGACGTACAACTCGGCGCGGAACACACACCGGTTCTCCTGATAATGCACAAGGTGAGTGATGACGCGGGGTTGGCCGTCTGTCTGCTCGAGCCACCGGGCGAGACGGCTTGCAACCGGCTCGTAATCGTCAAGATTGAACCCCATTACCACGCTCCGATTTCTTCATCCACGACGCGGCGGGCCTCCATCCACGGGCAGTAGCGCGGATGATCTTCGGCGCAACTATGGATGAGTTGACCCTCACGCGCGTAAACGTGTTGGCACATTCCCGAGTTATACATGGCGATTGTGGCGACGCGGAGCCGGTTGCGGCGTCGGATCGCCTGATAGATGCGGCGGATCATTTGATGACCGCCACTCCGGCCGGGGTGATCCGATAGATACGGCAAGCCTCACCGGCACGGGACCGGGCGGTGTCGCCTGTTTCCTCAATCAACCCGTCCGCAAGGAGTTCTGAGACTCGTTTCCAATAGCCAACGTGACCGAGTTGGGCGCGTTGTGCGGCCTCCTCGGCGATCGCCGAGCCGTGTGCAAACGCTCGGAGGAGACGCCCCTTCTGAGAACTTGCGCGGAACCGAACTGAGGCTGCTCCGGCGTGACTTGTTGCCGGGTCGGTGTTGCGGGCGAGCGGGTGATACTTGTACTGCACTCCGGCCTGAGTCGGGTAAGTCGTGAAAAGTGGCGTGTCGGTCACGGCTTGTCCTCCGAAATGGTCAGAAATCCGACGATGGCCATGAGGGCCGCGTAGAGGGCGCGTGTTTGCTCGTCGTGAACAATCATCCCAACGGTTGCGCGTAATGCCGTTTGCCGTGCCGTTGACATGATCTCTTTTTGGGTGTGGGCGATTTCGCGGTATTTGACTGCCTCGAGACGCCATTGGTTAGCGACGTAGTCGGGGCGGGTTGCTTTGCGGTGTGTGGTCACGGCTTGAACCCTTCGCGCCTAATGCGGGCTGCTCGAAGTTCGGCGAGGCTTGACCGCATGAGGGCGACAAGGTCGCGAAGTTCGCATACCGTGTGGGCGAGTTCATTTATTGCAAGCGCGATTTCCCGTTCTTCGGCGGTCAACCCTTCCGGGTGTTTCCGTTGGATTGGGAATGCCTCATGTATGAGGCTTTCAAATGCGCGGAGGTTTGGGTCGTCTGTCATGTCGGGATTCTCCTAGTTGTCGGGTGTTCTAGTCGCGGTCTCGGGTCGCGGCCCAAGGCTGCCACCCGTCACCATAGTTGTCCTCGGCGTACTGAAACAACGCCCAACCGGCTCGTAGGTTGAGTTCGGCGTTGAAAAGGTCGTCGGCCGTGTTGACGCCGATGTTTTGTGATTGGAGCCATCCGCGAGGATTCCATGCGGTGCGCTTGAGGTGCGCCCCGTTGATTTGCAGGAGACCCCACGAACCGCCCGCGGTATCGGTCGGGTTGTACGCCCAATCCTTGCAGGCGGATTCGCGCCACATAATCCGGCCGAGATGGGCGAGATGTTCGGCAGGCCACCCGACGCGGAGCGCGAGGGCGAGGGCGTCGTCGCACCCGGTCACGGTTGCTTGTGGGCGTCGCTCGAGGGGTGCCGGTTCCGGGCTTGTCCGCGGAGGGTACGACGGGAGGCTCGCCGGTATCTCAAGGATCGTCTCAGAGGCCTCAAAACTGTCGTTTGGGGCGGGGAACTGAGCGAGGACGCCTATGGATACCAACCCGCCTAAAACGAGGCGGAAAAGGTGTATCGGGTTCATTTGATCTCCAACGTGTAGGGCGGCCCCCATACTCCGCCTGCTTGGCGGAATGTGAGTTGGGCCACAATGACGGTGCCGTCGTCGGGGTTGCGGAAGATTTGAACCAACACCTCGCGCCCGTTCTCAAGTCGGCCGGTGTACGGCTCGTAGAGGTAGGTGGAGGGTTCGGTCATTTCTGCCACTTGCCTTCCGTCGGTACTGACGAGGTTACAGGCGTGAAGTTACGAGCGGGGGATTTCGGGAAAAACTTCGGCAAACCCTTCCCGGACAAGGGTCGCGTTGCCCGCGTATTGGGGGGACAACTCAAAATGTATCCATTGTCCGCCGGGT